AAGTTATTCGTATTCGAGATCACTCAAAGACAAACACCTATATGTCTCAGCAGGGCCTTGTCTCGTTCCAGCTTTCTGGAGATGACAAGGCTGCATCTCTGGCCAGAGTTCAGAGCTATCTAGGTGGCGTGGGCGTGGATATGAGTGGTGCTGACGAAAACACCGCCGAACTGAACTACTGGAGACAGATGTTCAACCGAGTGGCACGCTCCAAGGGTGGAGACTCCAAGGTTCTAGAAGCACGTGCGGCACTGAACAAAAAGCTGGAAGAGGCTAAGGAGAAGCTAGGAAAGGCCGACATCAACATATTCGACCTGTCTGAGGCGTTGTCCAAGTCAATGACTCCGGCTGAGGAGAACAAGTTCTATAGAGAACTCGCAGAGAGCACCTGGGGTTCCGAGAAGGTGGCCAAGTTCATCTCGAAGGGAGATCACCTTCCTCAGTATTCCCACATGGACTTGTCCAACCCATCTTCCGCAAACGGTCACGCCTGGTACAAGAGAATCGACGTATCTCAGGATGACCTAGAGAAGACGGGGCATCTCATTGCTGTAGGTAACACGGGTGGGGATGCTTCCACACTGAAGTACTTGCAGACCGGTGGAAACCTGGCTACTGAAGAGCGTCTTCGTTTGCTGGGTACTTTCAAGCAGGGAGTTTCTTCTTCAGCGGACCAGAGCAGCGGTGGAGCTTCTAGCGTATTCCTCCGTGTTGCTAAGGACGACGCCCATACATCGGGTGCACTGGTAGGTAAGCACCGTGTCTACTACAACCCAGGAATTTTGGCGAAGGTGGGGACTTATGCGTTCTCTGGTGACTCCTATGGAAACTTCCATCAGCAGATAAACAGTTACGACGGAACGGATTTCGACGTTCTCTCTTATCTAAATTCGCACATGGGTGGGTCCAATGAAGTAATGCTTCCGAATTCTGCATCGCTTTTGGACTCAATGGAGATCATGGTGTTCGATTCTCCAGAATCGAGAAATGAGGCGGTACAGGCATTCAAGGCAGCAGGGGTGAATACTCTGCGCGGAATTCCAATTGAGGATAGACTTGTCCTTGAAAATGGTGTAGCTGCGGCTCGCAATAAGATTCTCGCCATTTGGAAGAGTGAAACACTATGAACCCAGAAGAAGTACTAGCTGAGTTCCCTTATGGTGCCAGAGTATCGGATCCTGTGGCTGAAGTTGTTTATGACCTAGTTCATATGCATGTATCAGACGGAGACACCATTGCAGGATGGGCGTATCCCAATAAGGACTTCTACTTCGACACCGCGAATGCGAAGCACAAGGACAACGGCTATCTACTCTCTCGCCAGGGGGATAAGCGGGTGTGTTTCTTCTCTCCCCTATCTAAGACAGATGGAGACCTGGCTCGCAAGAAGGTGGATAGCGTCTGATGCCTCTGTACCTAGTTGACAAGAAGTTCGACGGCACTCCTATTGGAATCTGGAACGACCAAGGATCAAGCTACTACATACCCGGTCAAGCGGCAAGAGCCAAGCAGGCGTCTACAACGGTGAACGCCAAGGGCACTCAAGTGCCCTGGTCGGAGTGGGCAGACAACCTAGCTCGCTCTATCAACCACCGAACATGGTGGGCGACTATTGACACCCCTGAGTTGGATATGACGAAAGTTCTAGGTGAACTCAGGGATCACCAGATTGCTGTAGACAATCAATCGGTGACACCTGACAAGTCTTAGTCAGATTGGCCGATGGTAGTAAGTGCTATGAACGAATACGCAATCGTCCCAGGTCCACGTAGTGACTTTATTGAGCTAGGTCGTAGCTCTGCTACTAAGGGGCGTCTTTTCAAGAAGCACATCCTCTCCAAGGGAACGCTGAATTACAACGGCAAGAAGATTCCGATTGACGACAAGTTCTTCCAGGCTTTGGAGACGAACTTCGACAATCACGTTTGCGACATCGTTCAGGTTCCTGTTGCTGGTGCTAACAATGAGCACACTGAGGACCCTTTCCGCAATATCGGTGAGGTAGTGAAGCTGGAGCATTCGGGTAGCAAGCTTTACGCGGTCATTGACGCCCGTGATGAAAATGCCGCCGACAAGCTAGGCAAGACACTTCTGGGCGCATCTGCCATGTTCAGCATGGACTACACAGACACTCGCACAGATACCAAGGTGGGACCCACCCTTTTGCATGTAGCAGTTACAAATCGTCCTCATGTTGTAGAACTTGATGATTATGAGGAACTTATTGCTGCAAGTGCCGATGGTAGTGGTGAGCACATAACTCTCACATCTCTGAAGGAGAATAAAGTGACACTAGATGAATTGCTCGGAGAGCTAAAGGACGAGCACGGCATCGACGTGCCGGATCTCCAGGCCAAGGCTGAGCAGGTAGACCAGGCTGTCGCGCTTTCCGCGAAGCTTACCGAGACTCTGGACAAGCTGAATGACAGCGGTGTTGTAGCCCTCAGCAACAAGGACGGCGCTGCTGTCTCTGGTGACGAGATCGTTGCTGCTGTTGCCCAGCTTGGCGAGAAGAACGTTGCTCTGAGCGCCAAGGTAGACGCGCTGGTTGAGGACAAGAAGAAGGACAAGGCTGAGGCTCGCGTCGAGAAGCTTGTGGACGAGGGATTCATCCTTCCAGCCAAGAAGGACGCTTACCTAGCGATTCTTCTTTCGAACGAGGAGCAGTTCGAAGCGCTTATTCCGGAGAAGCCGCTTGTCGCCCTTTCTGCCGAGAGCCTAAAGGACCCAGAGGATGAGCAGCACAAGAAGACTGTGGACGACGAAATTCTTCGTCTAACGTCTTCGGCTACCGCAAAGCAGTACATCCACTAGGAAAACAGCTACACCGTCCCCAAACACGAAATTAGGAGAAACCAGAAATGGCAACCGAATACCCTGGAAACATCATCCCAGGCCCAGGTTACTTCAAGGGTAACTACGCCAACGATGATGAGCTTCTTTACAGCACAGCCCGATTCACTCAGAAGGGTGTGACCCTTGCTGCTGGCCAGGGTGTTCTCCTTCTAGGAACGGTGCTGGCACAGGACTCCTCCACCAAGAAGTACGTCAAGCTCAACAGCGGTGGCTCAAACGGCACGAACGTAGCCCGTGGAATCCTTCGCACTTCCGTGGACACTGGTTCGGACTCGTCCGCAAACAGCATCATGGGAAACATCGTCATCAGCGGAATCTTGAAGCTTTCCAAGATCTCCGCTGCTAACTCCGGAACGAGCGGAGCTACGGGAATCACCGGGGCTCGCGCAGACACCGTTCTAGACACGTTCACCTTCTAATTCAATAGAGGTTTCGGGACGCTGAAGGTGCGGCTTCTCTCGTAGGAGCCAATCCTTGAGTAGCCCGGAAGCAACTCAAAATAGATCAGCCATGTGACTCCTTTGGAGTGGCGCAGATCGGGCCAAAAAGGTCGCTGAACGACTACCAGATCAGGGCATACAAAGGAGACTCAAGTGCCTGACATTTCGCTATTCCAGCCTACGGTGCTGCAAGGCGTGGTCGAGAAGTTCACAGCCCCAGAGAGCCTTGAACTGCTCAGCCGTGCTCCTAAGGACCCGTCGCCATTCCCATCCGCTACCTGGGACGTTATTCGCGGATCTCGTGCCGTAGCGCGTCCGAACGTTCCTAACTCCGAGGCACACATTGTGCCACGTCTTGGACGTTCCCAGGAAAGCGCGTCCTTCATCTACCTTCGTGAGAAGAAGGTATTCGAGCCAACGACCCTTCACTGGATTCGTCAGCCAGGCCAGATCGCCGCAACCAATGCTGAGGCAGCGGTTATGCGTGAGGTCGGAGACCTGAACGTACGTTTCGACAACTTCGTAGAGTTCGCTCTATGGCAGATGTTCACGGGTTCCCTTGTCCTGGACTACCCGGACGTACAGGCTACGGTGGACTACAAGTTCCCAGCCAGCCACAAGCCAACGGTGGCGAACCGTTGGGACCAGGCAACTCCGGACAAGATCATCGCGGATGTACGTACGTGGAAGCGTCTCGTGTCTCGTGACGGTCGTGCGGTAGCTAACGAGGCTTATGCTTCTGAGCTAACTATGTCCTACATCTTCACGTCGTTCGCAACGAACGGTTCCACGACCGCTCCTTCGAACATCTACGGTGGTGGACTCCTTTCTGACCGAATGAAGGATTCCTACTACTCCACTGGCGTCCTACCGGGATTCATGGGTATCGACTGGCACGTCCAGGAAGCTGTATTCGACGCCTCGGGTGCCGCATACACGACCAACCCAACCGACCCTGGTCAGGAAACCAAGTTCCTCGCGGATGACGCGCTTATCCTGGGTAACTTCACCGACAACCGCCCGTTCAAGATCATCGAGGGTCCATCTGCGGATGACGACGCTCCGGATCAGCACACGGGTAAGTTCGCCAAGACCTGGAAGGAGCAGGATCCTTCTGCTCGCCAGTACCTTCTGGAGTACAACTTCCTCCCTGTAATTGAGCGCCCAGAGCAGTTCATTTACGTGGCAGATGTTGCCCCAGGTAACAGCGTAGGCCAGAGCTAATATCCCCAAGGAAGAGCCCCACTTCGGTGGGGCTTTTCTTTGTAGTTCTGCGAAGTTTTACACAATGTTGTAATCTGGTCATGGCCGATGGTATTACCAGAGAGAGAAGAGACTTTTCATGGCTAAGAAGAATCAGTCCGATAGTGACCTAGATTCGTTCCTGGACGACTTTGACGCAAAGCCAGATGACGTGGCTCCTGCTGAGGATGTCGAGGACCTTGTTCCCGTAGATGAATTCCAAACTTCTTTCGAAGAAGATTACGCAGAGGTAGACCCTGAGGATGCAGAGATTGCACGCCTTCAGGAAGAGCTTCGCACTGCTGCACAACCTCCGAAGCGCGTAGCAGTTACTCGTCCCGTCCCGGAGTCTAAGTTGACTCCGAAGCAGCGACAGATTCGTGATCTTCAGGATCAGATTGCTCGTCGCAAGGCAGCAGCCATCGAGGCAGCGGAACCGGAATACGACGAAGAAGAAGGGGAAACTCTACTGATCAACTTCGTCTCTGATGGGTTCACTGCGTTTGGTCAGACATGGTACACAGGCCAGGAGCTTGAGTTCCATATCGGAGGAGAGGACTACGAGCTAACTCGCGATCTTCAAGGTAACTCCTGGCTTGAGCTAGACGAAGATCAGCAGTTCGAGCTTTACGGGAAGGTCATTTTCCGTAGAGGTCCGTGGCGAGGTAAGAGGCTTTCCCCGGATCAGATGTCTCCCGAGGAGCGTCGTCGTGCACGTCGTGTGCCGATCAACTTCTAAGTAACGAAAGAGTGGCCTGATGGCAGATTTCCCTATATACACCGCACAAGATCTTGCGATGTATTCAGGACGGCCAGTGTCTAGCTACGACACTGTGTACGCTGACAATGCCTGCGATCAGGCCACTCTCTTGTTCAAGATGGCTACATGCTTGCTAGCCTTCCCCGACAGCCCTGATGAAGCTCAGGTGGCCTCCTACGCGATTCTTGCCCTGGCGGATTACTTCTGCCTCACTCAACCGTTCCAAGAGGCTGAGGCGGGGCCGTATCAGTCTGAGAACATCGGTTCCTACAGCTACTCCCGACGCACCAGATATAGCGCTGCACAGGAGACTTCCGTAGCCATCAAGGACGGCGTAGACATCGGAATCTTCTGGTTCGATCTTGCCGTCCAACGATTGGGTGTCTGCAATGGCACCAACGGCATCCCTATGGGCGGGGGGATCGAAGTGTTCGAGCACGATGGAGTGCACCGAGACGACGATTCCTACCGTTCTGACAATGATCGAATCTTCGGTCCAGCAGAACTAAACCTCAATCCTCCGTTGATCGGAGGAGGAGTAGACCCAGGAGCACACCTGAATGCTACGGGTGTTCCTCAATATCAACCTATTCCTGGCCACTGGGATGAAGACCCCTCTAACCCCGGACATGCTGTCTGGGTGAGCGACTAAGTTTAGGCGAAAGTAGATAGAGAGGAAAGGATCATCGTGGCAACTCTATCTACGAATAAGCGAAACAATCTCCCATCTTCGTCCTTCGCGATTCCGGAGAAGAAGGCTTATCCCATTCCGGATGAGTCCCATGCTAGAAATGCACTCTCGCGTGTGGCTCAGAACGGGACTCCGGAAGAGAAGAAGCGAGTCCGTGCAGCAGTGAAGAAGAAGTTCCCTAACATCGGGAAGAAGTCTGGCGGAAAGAAGTAAGTGGGCATCATAAGTCATTTGTACGCATCGACTGTTCGAGTGGAGCACTTGAACAAATCGATGTCTGATGGATTGCCCACAATCACTTGGACTCCATACGGAGACTCTAGAGACACGCTGAAGTGCCGTCTAGACCTCACTTTTATCCGGCCCGGCAAGGACCAGCTTCCAGCCATTGAAGCGGGTAGAGCACCGGACAGAGTAGGCGTGATGTTCTGTGATGTGACAGCAGGAATTCGAGCGGGAGACCGCATAGTGTGCATCGCTGGTCCCATCTCCGGAACGTTCGAGATACGAGCAGTTCCCGACGTAGCTCAGGCGTTCTCCACTGGGCACCACATTGAAGTACAGGTAATCGAGACCACACAGCAGTTGGACAACATCTTTCCTGGAACGGAGTAAGTCATGCAGATCGTCGCTGACTACTCCGACATGGAGCGCGAGATTGACCGCATAGCCAGCATGCCTACGGCCAAGATGCTGGCTATTCTGGAAGAACTTCTTTTGATGGACTTCGTTTCCACAAATGCGGCTACTCACGTCGAGACTGGATCGTTGAAGTCTTCCGAGAAGATGATTTCTTCACAACATGGAGACACATGGGAGGGAATCCTGTCCTGGGGTGGTGCTTCCGAAGGTATACACAATCCTGTGGACTATGCCATCTATGAGTACGCTCGTGGCGGCGCTCACGACTTCCTGGCGAATGCAACCCTAAGCCACTCTGAATGGGTGCATCGAATTCTAGGAGAGCTAGGTAATGCCAAGTGATTCTTCTCGGCTAGCTTCCGCTATGCGCAACTACGCCGCAACGATACCGGCCATCACGGATCTCCTAGGGGCCGACGATGATGGAACCCCATGGATATTCGTTGATGACCTGTTTGCTCGTGTAGAGAATACGAGCACATCTGCAATCATCATTTCGGAGAGTGGTCCATGGACTGCCCCTAATATGCACAACACCTTGGATTTCCCGCGCTTCATTGTGAATATATGGTCAGACCCAACTCGCGACGCTTCCTTCAATGTGGTGCGTCCTGATGCAAAAGAGAAGGCAAAGAGAGTGTTCGATGCTTTCAACAGTGTCTTCCACGATACTGAGCACGTTCACCAGTCCTGGGATGGACTCAGAGTAGTGGACTCTCAATTGAGAGAGAGACTTTCCTATCTACCAGTTAGAGACGGACAATATATGGTGAATGCTCAAGCCATATATGGCGCGACAATCGGATAGACTGTAACGGTCATCTATTTAGGAGCGTGACTCCATGAAGATTCTATTGCAGATTCCTCTTTCCCCGTTCACCGGATACGGGAATGATGGTATCGGATTGTCCCGAGCACTAATGCGTTGGGGTTGCGATGTTCGGATTTCTCCTACTGTCGTACAGCCCCCTCTTCCTGAGGACATTTCTCCGCTGCTAACAAAGCCTCTAGAGGCTCCATTTGATCTCATCATTACCCATGTAGACCCAGCAGCCCTGAACTCCTCTGAAGAGCAGCAGAGGTCAGCTACTGCCGTCGTGGGTTGGACGATGTGGGAGTACTCAACGTTGGACAATCTTCCGGGAAGATCTCTCTTCTCTAAGAAGACCAAATACCTGGATGCTATCTACGCCTATGATGAGGTATCGGCCGGAGCAATCCGAACAAGATTCAAGCGTCCAGTCCCAATCGTTCAGGGAGGATTCGAGCCCGAGCGCTGGCCTGAGGTAGAGAGAGACTGGAATTCCGATAGGTTCGGATTCTTCATGCTTGGTCAACTCCATGAGCGCAAGGATCCGTTCGTAGCTATTGAGGCGTTCAACGAACTCAAGCACGAGGAGCCAGACTTCGGTCCAGCGGAACTCCATCTCAAAACGACAGTTCCCGGCCTCCACAAGGCCATGGAACAGGTGTACGACAAGCTTCGTATCCACTACGACGTGTGGCCAGAAGAAGTTCAGAAGATCTTCTACTCGAAACAACACGTGCTCCTTTCACCCTCTCGCGGAGAGGGAAAGAACATGCCCGCTCTGGAGTTTCAGTCCACCGGAGGCATCGTCATAGCAACTGATTGGGGCGGTCACCAACAGTGGCTACACCGTGATTACGCACTTCCTCTGGACTACGTACTGCGTCCGGTATCTCCAGAGTTCCCTACAGCGCTCAACGCCAGAGCTAGCGTAGAGGACCTGAAGTCCAAGATGCTGTGGGCATTCAGGCACCGGGCAGAGGCCAAGCAGATGGGCCACCTGGCCGCACAGGTTATCCCAAAGTTGTGCTCTTGGGATTCAGTAGTCGAGCGCTTCTTTCAAAAGCTTCCTGAGGCATTGCCCGATGGTAGAGGAGCACAGCTTCAACAGCTTGCAATGGCCGCAAAGTGGGGTGATCAGAATGGCCACGATAGATATTAGATGCCCCAACAACCCGAGCCGACTCTTCATTCGATTGAAGCAGGAAGGTGTCCAGCCCCACATCACAGACAGCAACCTTCTTGAAGTTGCATGCAGTGATTGCAGACGTGAATACCGTAAGCGTGGAGAGAGCGTTTTTCGGGTTCTACACAGGTACGACATGATCGGATCTCTTGTCGAGACAATCGTAGTTCGCGAGTGACAACCTAGATGCTAGTTCTGCCGAAAGTAGTAGTGAGGCTCTGACCTCTTACTCATGACTTTCTAATGAAGGGGCATTCCTAATGGCGACTACAATCGTTGAGGGATTTTCGCTGAGCCACGCCGCTATTCTTGACGGACAGACAGGTGCTGAGCAGGCATCCATCTACGGTGTTCGCTCTGGATCTCTAGAACTGGATACGGACTCATACGACAACACCGGTGATGACGCGGTTCTATCCACGTGGTACTGGTTCAACAAGGCTACGCTCACGGTTCAGTCCGGATATGTTCCGTTCGCAACGGTAGCGCTGCTTTCCAACAGCAAGATGACTTCTTCGGGAGCAGCGCCTGGAGACTACTACACGTTGCCTCTGTGGGAGCTTCGTACTCAGAACACTCCGCCATTCCCGGTACTTGTGCGTGTTCCTTCGAAGGACTCGATTGGAACTCTTCGTACGCTGGACTTCGTACTTTACAAGGTTCAGTTCCAGCCATTCAGCTTTGACGGACCAACCTATAAGGACGGTCTACTTCTGAACTACACCGGTTCGGCTCTGCCATCGGCTGTAACGGAGACCGGTACTCCTGTTCTCGACTCCGTTACCGGTCTTGCTTCTAAGAGCATCGGACGAATTGTTTCTCGTCCTCAGATCTAATGAGATAAGCTTTATCTTATAACCTCACATTCGAAACAAGGAGAGCAGCATGACTGCCAAGAAATCCCCCGAAGTAGTAGAAGAAGTTCAGACGGAGGTTGATGTTCTCACGGAGAGAACTGTCACTGACCGTCTCGAATTGTCCAATGGTACTGAGGTACAGATCAAGCGACTTCGTACTCGTGAAATGCTCAAGCTTTTGCGCATCTTCACGCACGGCGCTGGCGCAATGCTGGGGAATATCGACTTCGGTTCTGAGGAGTTCGCAGAGCAGCTTGTCGCTGTCCTTCTCATCGCTATTCCTGATGCCGAAGATGAGGTAACCGAGTTCATTCAAGCTATGGTGGTCCCCCTCGGATATGAAGAGAAGCCGAAGACCAAGGCCGCAAAGGAAGCGAATGAGGCTCTTGTTTCCGATCTCAATGAGACTCTAGACAATCTAGAGCTTGATGACCTCTTCGATATCATCTCCGCCATCATCACCAATGAGGGTCCGGAGCTTCAGAGCCTGGGAAAAAAACTACAGTCGATCCTGGGGACGTTCCAGAACAACTAAAAAGTGATGAACTTCTCCAAGAAGTTTTGGAGCAGTTCGACCCCGAGAGGCTTCTCGGACAGTACAGCATCGCATTCGATCTCATATCGAGTGAGTACGGTTGGACTGACGAGGAGATTTACAACTTGACATTCACTAGATTTCGTCAGATTGTTGCGGCGATAGAGCGGAGAAAGTACCTGGATTACAGACAGCAGTCCACCTTGATTTCCTGGCAAACAAGAAACCTTGCACAGTACATCGCGGCGGGATACATGCTTTCTGAAGGTACTAGGAATGAACCGCTGGAAAACGCACAAACGCTATCAATTGACAAGATCGAAGCGGCTCAACTAGAAGAGGCTATGAGGGTAGAAAGCTCAATTCCAGTTGAGGAAAAGGTAAAACCTGGTTCTTGGGAGAGGCTGCAAGGGACTTTGGGAAGAGTAAAGTAGGCGGTGAAGTTCAGTGGCGGATAACGAAACCAGTGTTCTCTATAAGGCACTGGCCGACTTCTCCGCACTTCACCGTGCAACCATCCAAGCGAAGAAAGACCTTGCTGAGCTAAAGAAGGCTCAAGCTGAGGTAAATTCCGCTGACCTTGCTAATCAGAAGAAGCTTCAGCAGGCTTACGACAAGACCTCTAAGTCTGCCAAGAGCAAGGTCAAGTTCGTAGACCAAGAAGCTGCTTCAGCAGCTAAGTCTGCAAAGAATGCCGAGAATCTGGCGTCCTCTCTGGATCACGAAGCTGAGTCAGCTAAGTCTGCGGCGAGCGCTGTAGAGAGTCACACTGCCGCTCAGGTAAAGAACGGGAACATCCTCCAACGCATTGCTGCGGCATACCGTAAGCAGTCTGCCGACCTGGATGGGCTGAAGAAGAAGTACACTAACTCAACTTCTGTAATCTCTAAGTTCGGAAGTGCTTGGAAGGAAGTTCGCGCTGCTGCGGCTGCCGCTAACACGGAGACCGAGGATTCTTCTTCAGCAGTTACTAGAGCGAGATCCGCTTGGCTTAGCTTCTCGAACGTGCTTCGTGCTTCACAGAACGACATGAAGAAGACTGGTCGAGAGGCTGACTCCCTAGGCAAGAAGATCAAGAATGCTCTAAGCCAGAAGTCTTCCATCGGCGGTCTAAACTACGGACTTCTTCTAGGTCTTATCGGTGGCCTTATCTCCGTCCTCGGTCCCGCTATTGCTGGCCTGGGGGCTCTAGGTACGGCTGCGCTAGCCCTAGGAGGTAACCTCCTATCCTTGTCCGGCAACCTGGCCGTGATCGGTCCTGGATTGTCCGCCATCATCTCTGTGTCTGCTGGGGTGAAGGTAGCTCTGGGTGGGGTTTCTCAAGCCTTCAAGGATGTAGATAACGCTGATCAGTTCGCTAAGGACTTGGACAAGCTGTCTCCTTCTGCGCAGTCTTTCGTGAAGCAACTCGTGAACATGCGCAAGGAGTGGCAGGACACGAAGAAGACTGTGCAGGAGTCCTTCTTCTCGCAGTTCATTGGTGACCTCGATACAGCCAAGGGTCTTCTTCCGCTTGTTTCTAGATTCCTCCAAACGGGTGCGTCTAATGCCGGAAAATTTGTTCACAACTTCATCAACCTAGCTTCCAGCGGGCCGTGGACGAAGGACTTTAGCGACATCATCGGTAGCAACGATGTCATCCTGGGTCACTTCTCGGATGGGCTGCTGTCACTGCTGGACATCTTCCGCAACATCACTGCTGCTGCTGCACCGTTCGCGGAGTTGCTTTCCGGAAAGATAGCCGCTGGGCTAAAGAGCTTCCAGAAGACGATTCAGGCTTCTAGAGACAGTGGTTCCTTGACGGCGTGGTTGGACAAGACCAACACTCGCCTTCTGATCTGGTGGCAGATTGTCAAGAACATTGCTTCTACGCTTGTAAACTACGGAAAGGCAACAAGCGCCCTCGGAGACTGGCTAACCCAAGGATTCCTCAACATCACGGAGGGATGGAAGGCCGCTTCGGAGAAGGCCACCAAGGCAGATTCTCCATTCCAGAAGTACCTAGAGAACATCAAGCCTCTGCTGAGTGAGTTCAAGAAGCTTTTCGGGGACTTCTTCTCGTGGCTGGGCAAGGAAGCTAAAGATCCTCAAAACATCAAGACGATGACGAATCTGCTCCATACGATTCGTACTGATCTTGGTCCAGCGCTGGGCAAGATCATTGATGCCTTCAATAAGTCTGGCATCGGTGAGAGCATTATCAAGTCTCTTACCTCCATCGCGGATGCTATTGGAGACATCCTGAAGAAGGGTGGAGGGTCAGGAATCAAGTCCTTCTTTGACACTCTTGAGGGATTCTTCAAAGCTATTGACTCCTTCGTTAGCATTCCTGGCGTCGGTGAGACTCTAGGTCAGGTAGCGGCTGCGTTGGGCATCATTGCAGGTTTGAAGTTCGTTGGTAAGTTCACCGGACTTACGAGCCTTATCAAACTAGCTACTGGTTCAGCCGGTTTGGGGGCGGCTGCAAGGGATGGGGAAAGTCTTTCTAAGTCCCTCGGTGCAATTGACGGCATGAAGTTCGCTGGGCTACTCAAGATGCTGCCTATGCTTACTGCACTGGCAACCCTTTCCGACTCAGCCGGTAATACTCAAACTGTCCCCGCTACGACCGCAAAGAGTGCGGAGAAGACCGCAAAGGATCAAAACAACCCAGTTACTGGTGGACTCCCTAACAACTACGTATTTACTAACAAGACCGAGGCAGAGAAGTTTGCTAAGTCTGGCGCGCCTCACAACCTTGTCATCTACAAGGATAAGAACGGTAAGCAGTACATAATCGACTCTGGTGGGCTCCCCGTTGTCACGGACGACAACCCTAAGGGACAGAAGGCCCAGAGCAATCTCAAAAACGGAAAGACTGCGGATGGAAAGGACGGCAATCCGTACCACAGTGACTCTCTTATTGAGACTGCTGTAAAGCTATTCCAGCGTGCATTCGGCATCGGCCCCTACGCTACTCCGTCAAAGCCAGGAAATGTAGTCAGTGGAGGTAAGGGATTCTCTGTAGCTCCCCACCAAGTTGATCTTCCTGAGAAGCAGCCTCAATTCAAGTTCCCGTC